TTTATTGCTTATTATCCGCACCCAAAAAGTTGCATTTATAAGTTGAACTCAAGTATCATTGACTACCCAGTCAGCACGCTCCCAGATTTTTTCAGGAAGTGATCCTACATTACATGCTGCATTTTCAAGAATTGCCTTGAACACTTGCTCTCCAAAGTAACCTGTATATACCTGTTGAATAACTTGTGGCGAAATAACCCATGATTTACCTTTCCAAGACGTACAATATCCATTAGTCTCAAAGTATTGTCTGATGAACCCTTGCTTCATGATTGCATCCAGATGTACACTTGCATCTGAATAACTTCGATTTTTTGCTTGTGCTTCAACAGACTGGATATAGAACATTCGCATTGACGGGTCAATATCGTTTCTATCGTCAAACTCAGGATATTTCATTACATACTCACGTATCGAATGTAATCTTTCACGTATCTGACAGGCATACTTATCTGTACCCTTGAAACTTATACCGACCAACTCACTGATGTATCTATCTCTACGATGCTCATCATTGTTGAACGTAATATCCGATTCCTCCTCTTTGCCCTCAAAGCGGTCAATGATATTTTGATTTTCATTGATAGCTTTCAAAACATGTTTGAGCAGGTCTGTCTGTACCTCTGGTTTCTTTGCCGTTACCATAGAGTAAGCCATATCCTCACCAATAGCAATATGAACAGACTTATTGTAGATGGTTGAGCGAGTTATACGCCCCAAAGCTTGTACAGCCCATCGTAGGCAAAAAGCATCAAAAGCAGGAGTTTCTTTCAATGCAGCTTTGATTTGAATCTCTCGACCTTTCATGATTTCGCTCAGTTCATCAACAACACGGTGGTGTCTGCGCCGAAGCAATGCACGTTGGAAATCAGATTTTTCTTTGAGTTCTAATTGGTTGTCTGTGCCCAATATACTCAATGATATACAAGCCTTTAGGTAGTCATCTACTTCAATCAGAGGGATAAAGTTTGTGGGCTTATCCATAATGATACCATCGAAATTGCATCGTGTATCTTTACGATCTTTGGTATTTGGAGCTTCCAGACAATGTTTTTTTCTGTATTTGCTATCCGTTTCAAACAGATAATTTACGCCCACTGCACCTGACTGGTAACATACGAAGCAGAACATCTTAAGTTTAGGATCTTCCTTCAACAACTTCTCTACTTCCTCCAAGTCCCTCTTGAAATGCTCTCCACTAAGGAAGCACACATTCAGTTTAGGATATATATCTGAATATCTGCGTGTGTTCCCATCATCAATGGCATGTTCGTCCATTGAATCATTATCGAATTTTTCTCCACGCTTGGTTATTCTTGCTTGTTGAAGAATGTTCAGTGCCTTCTTTATACCGATACTACTCTTACCTGTATATGAGAATGGCTGAAAATAGAGCCATGCCTTCGCGTCAGGATTTTCAATAAAATCCATATAGTGGCTCAGCATATTCACCATTCTGGCAGAATTGTTCTTATCAAAGGTGTTCTTGTCGGTAGAAACGAAGTCAAGACAATCTTTGACAGCTTGATTACATTTGCCAAGATACACCTCAATCTTTTCTTTTGGATTTGTATTTTCCTCTTTATAAATTGAGAACTTTACGTCAGGATTGGCATAATTGAGGGCTATATAATCTTCAATTCTTCGCAATGCATCATTGTCAATCTTCTCAACCTTTACGCCTTGTTTGGCTATATAGTTGAAGTCGTAGTTGTGAACTGGACTCTGACTGTCAGCCGTAGCACTACACATGATTACTCGATTATGGTTGACCATATCGAGCAACACGTTCTCAGGCATACACCTCATTTCGTGATAATCGAAACAACAAGAATAACGGTCATTGTCAAGAGAGTACACCTCTATGAAACTTATACCTTTATCATAGATAGATCTGCTCTCGACCTCCTGGTCTTTTGAGTGAGGAGTTTCAAAGTTTATTCCACAACGCAACTCTTGTAGAGCCTGACGGTATTCTGTATTACCTTCGTTTATACCCATATATTTAATAATATGGTCAAAGGCACGCTCACTCTCAAGATCTACAGAAGTCTCGTAGCTTTTCTTTTTACGGAGTTCATTCTCTATTCGAGCATACTCTTCCGCATGTTTATCTACTATCTGAACAAAAATCTTCAGGAAAAGAATGATACGATTTGCCGCAAACGATAGGGTGTTATCATTCTGGCTCTTCAACATTTGTTTGGGTTGAAGGTATGAGACATTCTCCTCTTTCTTGTTGTGGATGGACAATACGAAATTCTCTGCTGAAAATGTCTGGTCTTCATCATAAAAGATGAAATTGCCGCGATTGACATTCTCATTCAATTCCAAGCCACTAAGCATCTTCTGAGGAGCTATGTCATCAATCAGATATTCCTTCTTCTTTTTTATCGCTTTAAGCATTGCCTGAATATTGTCTTTATGTTCAACCCATTCAGGCATCCTTTGCATATCCAGAACCTCTTCATAGTGCTCGCAGATAAAATAGCACAAGCCCCAGAAATTAAAACGTCTTCTTCTACCACATTCACAATCGAAGAGACGTTTCATTGCAGCTTCCTTTACGCGGTCGGACTCATCAATAATGACAAGTGAGTCCTCGATATGCTTCCAATAAGGCTGTGTGCCCTTACGCACCAATTTAGGTGAAGCTGTTGTGTGCAGCTTGGATGCTGTCAACGCAACGATCTTACTCTTATAAAATAACAATTCTGGGTATAGTTCCTCCAGTACTGAATATTCTCGAAGGATATGCGAGGCTATAACCTCGTCAGTTTCATTCTTATATTTCTGACGAATTGGAGTAAGGGCTTCTTTGCGCACTTTATCAATAAGACGCGAACGATTCTTTGCAATTTCCTCAGTAATTCCTTCTGTTACATCATTATAAGTATAAAGACGTTTCAAATTAGCAAAAGCCTTATCCCCTTGAAAAAGAGGATTTGCTTCCATCCTCTGAAGGATGGCAGGGTCAGTAAACGCTCGTTCCCATTGCTCTTCTTGCGAATAAACACGAAGAATATCATGCTTCTGAAGCTTGATACCGCTCCTGGTTAAATTCTTCCTTATGTCTTCGATTGTTGCATCCAACTGTTTCTTGGCATCTGTGACATAGAAGATACGACGGGCATCTTCTTTCTTCAATTCTTCTGCCATCAACAGGCATGAATTATATGTCTTACCAGAACCAGTAGGTAATGGTATCACAAATAGACCGCGTTTAGGTTGTGCAGCCTTCAGCAGCTCTTCAAATATACAGTTTTTCAAATCCATATTTGGTTTAGTCTAAACTTCTTTGAAGGATTTAATTATTACGTTTGTTCTGTACAATACTTTTGAGTTCATCTACATCCATTGCCTCTTTTCTTCTGTGAACCATAGAATGGCAATTTGAGCATAAAGCGACAAGTTCTGATTGAGGAATCTCATGTTCTTTATCATATGTCAATATAGGACGTTTGTGATGAACTTCAAGGAAACCTTTGCCTCAGTTACACGACCTTCAACCTGTCGTTTCTCCGCTTCTTCCTCTGTCTCATCAATTGAAGCAACAAATAGGGTATTTTCTGCCGTTTATACTGCTTTATGAATGAGCAGAGCATGTAGAAAAAGAACCGAGGCAAAAACTTGATTTCCAAGTCATTGCCTCGTATTTCACTAATTATCAGCATTCAAACTTTATTCCTCGATTGCAGCCTGAGCAGCCGCCAAAATAAGGTACTTTTCAATGAGTTATATAATACTTCTCAACAATATTCGTTTATTCAATTTCTTCGTATTTATGGATAAAGTTATACCTCAATTCGCTCCTCCTTTCGCTAATTTTATCGGCATGAATACAAAGCCTTACATACCGACAGAATTTGCAGGCTTCTTCTACCTGCGTGGCGCTGATTTACTTCCCGAAGTTCTTGGCGAAACATATCCCCGTAGTTTGACCATCAAACAGTGCCGTGCGCTCTACAAGAACGGATGGCTGTTCCACTCCCGTGAAGACGCCCTGCGCATTCGAGAAGTGATGAAACGTGCCTATATCTGCGAGGTGATACGCATCAAAGGAGATGCAGGTGTTAAGGTCGAATTTGTCAGACCATTGTGTCCGTAAGGTATCATATGTTCTGTTTTACGTGTTGCAAGCATCCCCAGGCAAAATCACCTTGCCCAAAATTATCCTCAACAAAATGACGGAACTCGTTCCAAGTAATTCTTCCAAGCCTCATCTCGTTAGAAATGCTATCGAGTGTGACTTTCGTGTGTTCATCGTACCATTGCGGATTTTGACTGCTTTCGAAATCACACTTCAACTGTTCTAAACAACCCTTCGATTCCATAATACTTCAGTTTTATTCAATTACTTCATATTCTCTTGCCTCCTTTGTCCACTTATCAAAATATAAGTAACCACCAATATGGTTATATCGCCCATTTAAAGCAAATAGATAAGCTACAATCAACGCAAAGACGAAAAACAATACTTTTATCATCCAAGAGATAAAAATTATTTAGAACGTCTTATTTACGTTTTTTCATTCGATAAAAAGATATACTTCCATCCTTTCGGATTGTTGTTACCTTTGCCCGTATGAGAAAAAGCGTTTACATAGAAGTTTTCAATCTCTTTGCAGCAGAACTCAAAGAAACAGAAGAGAATGAAGAAATGGACATGATATTGAGCACCATATCGCACCTTGTTGCTTGGAAGCGTGACAAGTCCATGAATATCCTTGTACCCGACCACTATTTCCTAAAAGTGCTGCTGCCTGAATTTGAAAAACGGTTAGATGCCAAGCTCAAGACGGATGAATGAAAGTTCGTTCTTCAAACGTTCATATTCCTCTTCCGGCATTTTCCCTTTGAAAAACTCCTCCCTATTCTCCCAATAGTGGATACAATCGTTTTTTGCGGCTTCTTTGCAAAATCCTTTCTTTCTCCACATCATGTATTCCGAATAGAGTACCTCGCAATGCTTGTACACAAGACGCAACTCTAAAACAGAATAATTGTCAGGGTCGTATTGCATAAGCAAATCCTTACCTTTCTTTCGAAATATAAACTCATCCAATCTGTCCATTGCTTTACATCCGGCTATTATTTTATAATCCACGTGATTTGAGTGCTTTAAAACGGATTATTTTACTCAAAGTGCTCTTTAGGTTCTTCCCTAATTATTTCAGGATGATTGAGCATATATTCTAATAATCCAATCCTGAAAGATGTAGTTGGATGGGTACTTTCATCTAAGCTATATGAATATTGCGGCATAGCATTCTCCATTATCCTTAATGCTTCAATATATTTTTCTCCGCCATATCCTATATATTCAAGAAATTTACATGCAATTATATCAGCCTCGATTTCCTGTTTCCGAGAATATTTGTACCAAAATTTCCGGGACTTCAATGCAGCCGCATCAAACATATCAGAAATATTTTGATTTATAACATCCCAATCAGATTCCACCCCATTAGTGGCAGAATACATTGCAACTCCGGCTTGTACAGCAGCACTAACACCTGCAATTATATTGTTTGTCTTTTCTTCTTTAATGGATTCGTATTTATGTATTTTTGCATGTTGTAAAAGACAGTGCGCAAATTCATGCGCACATATGCCGAGAATTTGAGGGTATTTCATTCCGTCTACAAACAAACCCGTAAAAAGATAAATTCTCATATCAGGTGTTGCACAAGCATTTATATCAGGGTTATCCACAATATATAGTTTTGTATTGCCATGTACTTTCAATGCCCCTAAATCCTCTAATAGTCCAATAAGAAGAGAGTCAGAATTATTTGCTTCTATATTAAAAGAATTGTAATAGTCTGCCGAGATGTAAAGACTTTCGTTGACTTTGTCATTAGCTTTTATCGCTGACGATTTTTTCTTGTCAAAAGCCTTATAAAATTTATACAACCTCTCATTCTTCTTCCATACAACATTCCAAAAGCCATCAGAAGATGTTGCTTTCATGGCTGTTGTATCTATGCCTAATTCTTGAATAAGTTTTTTATACTCTCGTTCATTATTACCTGCGTATAAAAAAGAGCAAGCAAATATACAATTCAACAATATAAACAAAAACTTTTTCATCCTATTAGAAAAGTTCATTGTACCATTTTTGCAAATTCCCCTTCATCAATTCATGGTATTTATAAATCAGAAGGACTAATTTAAATTCAGCACGTTCAGATTTATATTCATTAACAGTAAAATAACCATAAAAATTTCCTTTCTTATCAACAATCACAGGAGGATTACTTGCATACTCATTCCATGGAGAGTAAGATCCATATTCACTTCCATAAGTTCCATATTCATTCCAAATGGATTTAGGATTATACTTATTCCCGTAACTCCCATATTCGTTCCAAATGGAATTTGAATCATAAGGGCTACTGGTCAGACACCCCAAATAAATATTGTGGTCATCTCCGCCATATATATACAAATGCTGTGCACTTACATGGATTGACATAAAAAACAACGTTATTGTCACAAATAAAAATCGCATCCACTTTCTATTAGACATATACCGTTTCACTTTTATTTTATCTCCTTTCCATTTACCAAAAACATAGAATGACATATTATATAGTAAAATCTTTCTTAGCTATCAATCTTTTGTATAAATTATTTTTTTCATCATCATATATTGGTGTCTGCCCTAACACTAAATACTTATAACTCGTACTTGTCAGCATACAAAAATCTATGACAAAACTGTGAGTTAATTCTTTCTCTCCATCCATTATTTCATTAAATTCTATTGAGAGATTACTATTGTCATACCTCATTTTAATATCTTCTGACAAATCTAAAATTCTCTTATAAATTCGATCAATTATTTCTTTGTCCTCTATCCAAATTTCCATGTCTTACTCATTTAAAGTTTCAATATTGTTATTAATTTTATAACTTCTACTTTCTTTCCATCAAAACACTTATCAATCTCTCTTTCTCTGCAAGCAACTCTTCCAAATGCTTCACACGCTCTGTAAGAATAGCATCGCCACCAACAGATACATTCCCATTCATAGAGGCTGGGCTGAAATCCCCGTTTGTGTGAACTGTATTATTTGCGTGTTCGGAGAATTGTTCATCAAAGAAAATACGAATGTCAATTTTTAACAGCAACGCTATTTTTTCCAAGTCTGCTGCTTGAATTTTATTATTGTTCACGCATCTATGCAAATTAGCTTCACTCATACCTATGTCGGAGGCTAATTTTCTCATGCCTCCAACTCTTTTTTCGCTCAAATTTCTAATAATAGATAAGTTCATAATATACAGCGAGTTATAAATTTAAGACTATAAAATAATACAGATAACACAATTTTTACGACTTAATTATTTGCAAGTGTCTGTATTTTTGTATAGCTTTGCACTATAAAGTTAAACAATAACCTATAAAAAACAAAAATAACAACTGAAAATCAGCCAAGAAGTAGCAATAATATGGAACTCATAATAAAAATCAAAAAAACATGGAACGAAGCCAAAGGATGCTATTGTTACTATTCCTATCCGTTCTTGAGAACAAACGAGAACAATCCATCAGACAGGATTACCCATGATGATAATCCTGCCGAGATTCAGAGGCTTTTGAAACTCGCAAAAGACGTTGAGGAGTTTGTGGACAACTACTCTTTCTTTGAGTCTGACGGCAATCCCAACAAAGCAGAAAGTTCAGCATAGCCGGGAGATTTCAATTCCAGAATGTCACCGCAGCTCAATCTTAGTTTGGCTTTTTCACCCAACTTGGAAACCCAACTTATTTGTTCTGCATTGATATACATCACTCCGTTAGGGTCTTTGGCATCAGCTAACTCAATTTTAATAAAATCACTCATAGTTCTTAATTTTTTGATTTGGCACCACAAAGTTAAGAAAATCCCGTGAAGATATGCCTTCCGTCAGCCCGGTTGAACTTACCGGGGCGGGAACAAAGACAATAACAATTAAAAACAATTTAAAATGGCAGAAAATCAAGTAAAAGTACGTCCAACTTTAACGGATTTGGAAGTAGGTAAAACGGTTACTTTCCCCATTGAAAAGACTAAGAGCGTCCGTGCTCAGGCTTCCGATCTCGGACTTATCCTGAATCGTAAGTACCAGACAGAAACGGACCGAGAAAAGCGTATCATAACAGTAATCAGAATATCGTAATTTGTAATCATCATGAACAAATTTGTAAATATTTCACAACTGATACTATCCTGCATCATGCTTTTTGCGGTGGTTGTCAGCATTGTGGCACATATCATACTTGGAAACATCGCATCGTTCATTGGCTATCTTGTATCAGCTGTATTCATCTTTCTCACATGGAAACTGGTACGTATATCATGGATGGAGTTTCAAAATGAAAACAAATAACCTCTTAACTTACAATATCATGGCTATCAATTTCAAAAGATTAAATTCTCAAATCAAGCCTCTTAAACCGGAAGCAAGACACGTGGGCTACATCTTTATTGCTACAGACAAGCAAAAGAGAGAAAGCCTGGTTGACTCTATTGCCAAGCCCGGTTCTAAACGTTCCCTAATAAAAGTGCTTGCATATTTTATTAAAACCGATGAAAATTATCGTGCAGAGTATTCACTTTAATCCGTAATCCTATGCTCACTATTGATTTTCCCGATAAATCTGTCACTTATGACACTTTCGTCCGTGATGTAGCGTCCTCTGTAGTCCGCATGCTTGCCGATACACGCAATGACCCCGAAATGGTCAGCCAGCGAAAAGCATACGCTATGTTTGGGCGTGGCAATGTGGATAGATGGCGCAAGCAGGGTAAAATAACCCCCTGCAAGCGTCCGGGCAAAGTTGAATACCGCACAATCGAACTGCGTACACTACAAAGGTTACAACAAGACTATTTCAAATGATAAGGGAGGATAGCTCAGCGGATAGAGCGGCGGTACGTACCCAAATGGCCAAGATGCAGCAGGACACAGGTTCAAATCCTGTTCCTCCCACTATTTTTTCACTATTAAAAATCAAAGTAGATGAAAGCAATTCAGCTAAAATCAATCACGCTTCGCAACTGGCGTGGAGAAAAAGAAAGGACAACACAGTTCCATACAGATGGCACTGTTACACGTATCTGTGGTCGTAACGGTCTCGGCAAGTCCAGGCACATGGATGCGTTCTGTTGGCTGCTTTTCGGCAAGGACAGCAAAGACCGTAAAGACTTCAACTTGCGCACCACAGACGAAAAGGGCAATCCCCTACAGCATTGTGAATGCTCCGTAGAGGGAACATTAGTCGTTGATGGAACGGAAATTACCATCAAACGAGAGTATAAGGAGCAATGGGTCAAACCTCGTGGACAAGTAGAGGAAGTGTTCAAGGGGAATGTCACCGAATGCACATGGGACGGCGTACCTGTTCGTGTCAATGAGTATAAGGAACGGATAAATGCCGAAATCATTGATGAGAACCTTTTCAAGATGCTAACCAATACCGAGTATTTCCTATCGTTAAAACAAGATGTTCAACGTGAAGTGTTAATGTCCATTGCCGGAGCCAAAACAGACAACGAATTGGCGCAGGGAAATGCAGAATTTACCGCTCTCGTAGACATGTTGAGTGGCAAATCATTGGCAGATTATCGTCGACAGATTGCCGCAGAGAAAAAACGTCTAAAAATACAAGCGGATGAAATCAAGCCACGTATCGACCAAACGGACAAGATGAAACCGGAAGCCGAGGATTGGGGCTCATTGGAAGAAATGCTCACCGACAAAAAGAAAGAGCTGGAAGAAGTAAACGAACTTCTGCATTCGGAAGATGCCCGCAAGCAATCTGCCATCGATAAAAAAGCTGCGCTGAACCGTGAAAAACGGCAAATCGAACAGCAACAGAAGGATATTCTTGCCGCAGAAAGGAGAAGTCGTCAGGAGGAAGCCGATAAGCAGAACGAAACACGTAATGAAATCGAGAAAGAGTTGAAGAATATTCATTCCGAGCGATCGGATTGCAATATAGACATTACCCGTGCAAAAGAACGCATCAAGTATTTGAACGAAGAAATAACTGGAACAACAAGCAGACTTGAAGAATTACGTTCTGAATGGGCATCCATTCGCGCCACACAGTACACCGGTGATAATATCTGTCCTCATTGCGGTCAGCCTTTACCCGACAATATGATACAAGACGCTCTCCAAAAGTTTGAAGAATATAAGCAAAACAGGCTCAAAGAGAATCAATCACGTGGAAAATCCCTGTCGGCACAAGTCGAATCATACCGAGAGGAATTAAACAAGTGTAATGAAGAACTTGTAGAGCATTCCAAAAAGATTACTGCCATTGACGAATGTATTGCAGGGCTGTATGATCGTCTGAAATCCACCCCGAAAGCAGCACCGTCCGCCATCAATGAAAACGAGCTGCCTGCGTATGCAGCAAACCTGAAACGTTTGGATGAGATAGAAAAAGAAATAGCAAATATCACATATACTCAGACAGATACCGAACTGTCCGAACGTGCCGAGTTGGTGAAATCTGCTATCAAGAACTTGGAAATCCAACTAAACAACCGTACCATTATCGCCAACTATGATAAAGAAATAGAACGTCTTGAAAAGGAAGGTCGTGAACTCGCACAGAAGATAGCCGACATAGAGAAACGTGAATATATAGCTGCCAAGTTTGCCAGAGCTCGCATTGATGATTGTGAGAGCCGTTTGAACTCGCTGTTTGGCATGGTACACTGGAAACTTTTCGATACCACTCTTGACGGAAACGAATACGAAGTATGTATTCCTATAATTGACGGTGTGTCCTATGGTACGTGCAATACAGCAAAGCAAGTGAACGCAGGTATTGACATCACCAACACATTGGCAAAACATTACGAAGTCTATGCTCCAATGTTCATTGACCGTGCCGAAAGCGTGAATACATTCATTGCTTCCAACGCACAAATGATATTCTTGCAGGTTACAACAGACAGTCAGCTAACAGTCAAATAAATAGTTAAATCTTTAATTATTAGAATTATGAACGAAAGACAAATCGCACCGGTTACACATCAAAGTAACGTTCCTGCCGGCATCAACTTCTTTGACCCGACAACCATTGAAACGCTCAACCGTTTCTCCACCATGTTTGCCAATTCCAGTCTTGTACCCGAAAGTTACCGCATTGGCGGTGTCGTTGGCGGTAAGACCGGCGAGGGACCTAAAAAAACGGTTTCCGAAGCCGAAGCAGTTGCCAACTGCGTAATCGCATTCGATGTGGCCACACGCATTGGAGCATCCCCTCTTATGGTAATGCAGAACTTGTACATTGTATATGGTCGCCCATCTTGGTCGTCCAAGTTCCTAATCGCCACTATCAATACTTGTGGACGCTTTGAACCACTGAAGTTTGAATTGACATCAAATGGAGTTTGCAATAACGGTGTGGCAAATGTCAAGTGTGTGGCATGGACTACTCCTAAAGGTGTTACGCATGATGAGAACGGAAAACCGGTTACATCAAAATCACCACTTGCCTTACGTGGTACAGCTGTTACCATACAAATGGCGATTGATGAGGGTTGGTATAGCAAAAACGGCAGCAAGTGGCGTACTATGCCCGAACAGATGTTACGTTACCGTGCCGCCTCGTTCTGGTGTTCTACATACTCACCGGAACTGTCAATGGGTATGCGTACCGTTGAAGAAAATATAGAGGACGCCGATTATGTCGATGTTACAGAACAGGTTGCGAAAGAAATTTCCACGCAAGCCAACAAAGGCACTATCAGTTTTGATGATGCAGCAGCTCCGGTTTCCAATGAAGTTCCGGCAGGTGTTGACCCTGAAACAGGAGAAATTAAAGAGACCCAAGGTGAAACAAGTACCGAAAACCAAGCCTCAACCGTGGATGATGGGCCGGGCTATTAATCCTATTTGAAATGAAACTTCATGTGTTAGGTTCTTCATCATCAGGCAACTGTTACCTCTTCCAGTCTGAAAAGACTGGTGAGGTACTTGCAGTGGAAGCCGGAGTTAAGTTCAACAAAGTAAAAAAGGCTCTTGACTTCAATCTAAACAGCATTGTTGGTTGTATCGTCAGCCATGAGCATGGCGACCATGCCAAATGTGTGGGCGATTTTATAAACGCCTGCATACCTTGCTATATGAGTCAAGGCACAAAACATGCGCTTGGTTTCTCTTCCAGCTATTGGGCAAAAGGGCTGTTACCATTCGAACAAGTTGTGATAAATGGATTTAGAGTGATACCGTTCCCTATACAACATGATGCTGCGGAACCTTACGGATACCTCATCCGTCATGAAGAGTGCGGAACAGTGCTGTTTGCCACAGATACCTATTTCCTAAAATACAAATTTCCCGGTCTTAACAATGTGATGTTGGAGTGCAATTATAGCAAGGAAATTCTTGATGCGAATTTCACTGCTGGGCACATTGACAAGAAACGCTACGAACGTACCATTAAGTCGCACATGTCCTATGATAACTGTCTCCTCACATTGCAAGCCAATGACCTTTCACAAGTTTGTAAAATCGTACTCCTGCATCTTTCAGACAACAATAGTAACGTCTCGAAGTTTGTCGATGGAATCGGAAGCCTATATCCGGAGATAGAAGTAACAGCCGCCACACCCGGTCTTTCATTAACATTAAATAGTCACCCATATTAAAAATACAATTATGAAAAAAGCAGATATAGCCGATTACCTTATAAGCAATACAAGCATCAGCCGTTCACAGGCTATCAAAGCTGTCGACTGTGCTTTTGATGCTATTGAGAAAGCACTTTGTAAAGGTGAAAATGTCTATATACGTGGTTTTGGCACTATCAAGACTTATATCACAAAAGAAAGGAAAGCCCGTAATATCTACAAGAGAACAACGGTAGTCATTCCGGCTAAACGAACAGTAAAACTTGTAGTCAGTAAACAACTCAAAGAAAAAATGAACTCATGATGCATACGTGGTTTGAATGTAAAATCCGTTATGAAAAGACAATGGATAACGGAATGAACAAGAAAGTAACGGAACCCTATCTGGTTGACGCGCTCAGCTTCACGGAAGCGGAAGCACGCATCATTGAAGAAATGACACCCTTTATTTCCGGTGAGTTTACAGTTTCCGACATTAAACGCGCCAACTACAGCGAACTCTTTCCCTGTGAGGAAGACAGTGCCGACCGCTGGTTCAAGTGCAAGCTGGTTTTCATCACATTGGACGAGAAAAGCGGTGCTGAGAAAAAAACGTCTACCCAGGTATTGGTGCAGGCAGCCGACTTGCGTGATGCAGTAAATAAACTGGATGAGGGTATGAAAGGCACAATGGCCGACTACCAAATTGCATCGGTAGCGGAAATTGCCATTATGGATGTTTATCCATATGCCGCGGATGAGTCCATTACGGATACCATCAGTGAAAATGCCAATTCGCCTGTTGTACGAAATTTCATACAATCTCTCCCCGAAGGTTGCAGGACAACGATAACCGTTGGTGGGAAAAAAGTTGTAGTAGACAAGACCGGAAAAGACACCATTGTTACACCCGAAAAGCAAAGCGACAATGACACTTGAGGAAATGCTTCAAATGGAAAGGAAACGAAAAAAGAAGCAAAAATATGACGATGAGGAACATCGCATACAATGCTCTTGCGTAAAGTGGTTCAATTTGAAGTATCCGAAATTGAAAGGCCGGTTGTTTGCAGTGCCGAACGGAGGAAGACGCGATACTGTTACAGGTGGCAAATTGAAAGCTGAAGGTGTAACAGCCGGTGTATCCGATTTGATTCTGTTGAAAAGCAATCGTGATTATGGTGCGCTGCTCATTGAAATGAAAAAGAAAGGCGGCTATCAATCTCCATCACAAAAAGAATGGCAAAAGATAATATGTGAAAACGGAGAATACAAATATGTTCTGTGCTTTTCGCTGGATGATTTCATTCGTGAAGTGGATGATTATTTGAGAAATGAATTTTAAAACAATGTCTAATATGGCAAACATCAAAACAGGTCTTAATTATTATACTGTCGATACCGATAGATACCAAGACCGTCGGATAAAACGGCTGAAAAAAGATTTTAAATGCCGGGGCATTGCTGTGTACGACTATATTCTGTGTGAGATTTACCGAGTACAAGGCTGTTTCCTTGTGTGGGATGCAAATACTGCCTTTGACGTGGCTGAGTACTTCGGGCTGGAAGAAAACACGGTGCAGGAAGTTGTGAAATACTGCGGTTCGGTGGGGCTTTTCGATAAAGAACTACTATCACGTGGGATTATCACATCGGCATCAATCCAGCGACGATATACGGAAATGTGTACCCGCGCCAAAAGAAAGTCTGTATCTATACCTGAATCTTATAGACTCATTCAGGAAGAAAGAGCCCCCGATCTGATTCCGGCTTCCAAAGGTGCTTGCCAAAAACCAGACAATCCGCCTCCAAGTGAAATCTATTCCCTTACACTTGATGAAGAAATTGCCGAACTGGAAAAAGATGAGTGTTGGCTTGACCAACTACAAGTACTTCATCACATGGATATATCATTATTGCGCAGCAGTCTTGACGATTTCCGGGTACAATGCCTGGCAGACGGGAAAGACCGGCATTCTTCCTTGCAGGATGCAAAACAGCACTTCAACGCATGGTTGAGAATTGTAAACGACAAAAATAAAAGAAAAGATGATAAAGTTAGACCCGACAGCCGAAATCAACGCAGAGGCAATCTTCTCAAATCTGATGAAGAGAAAACATATGGTAACTCGTTTTAGATTGCCATATACAGCCAAGCAAGTTTACGCTATGCTATATGAAGCGTGCCGGGTGGAAGTTGCTCATAGGCATAGGGAATTTAATGCCACCGAACAATACAAAAAGCACCTTTGGGACATTTCCAATTGGATTACATCGGAAGCCTCCACTTTCGGATTGTTTCTATGCGGCGGTGCCGGCAATGGAAAAACTACCATTCTACGTGCGTTGCAAAACCTTATAAACTACTTGCGCTCAGATGAGGGGTATAGCAGTAATGTGGATACATATCCAGTACGCGGATACATGATAGTACCGGCAAAGGAACTCGTTTTGTTAGCAAAAGCATACAACAACCCTACACGTGACAATATATCTGATGTGGCACGGTACAAAAGGTTGCGTGAAGTTGAAATACTCGCAATAGACGACCTCGGTTCAGAGCCGAAAGAAAGCATTCATTATGGCGATTACGTAACAGCAGCAATGGATATGCTGTCTTTCCGGTATGAAGAGCAATTCTGCACGCTGGTTTCATCCAATCTTACGGCAAAAGGGATTTCAGAATATTACGACGAACGAATTGCAGACCGTTTCCGTGAAATGATGCTAATCATCAATTTCGGTAATGAGCAGTCATTCAGAAAACAGTAAACTAATTAAAAACATTATGACAATGAATACAGATTATAGTTATTGTTCGGGCGTTACCTGCTCAATCCGCAAGAGTTGCAAACGCTATTTGCCCGATCCGCCCGATACACGTTTGCAATGGGTATGGCCGGCATACAATCCGGAAACAGGCAAATGCAAGTACTATGAGCCAACAACCATTAATTCAAATAAAAAATAAATATGGATTATTTAGAAGTAAAGAAGTGTGAAGTATGTGGAAAGACTAAACATATTTCAGAGTTCAGTAAATCATATCCTAACAGGTGTAAAACTTGTGTAGCAGAACACACGAGACAAATGAGAGCTGCTGAAAAACTTAAAGCTAAAGTAAAGGCTACCGGCGAGGTCATAGATGTTGAACCTTCAGGTACTATGCTGGTTTCATGCGGTTCATTCATAACAAAAGACGGTAGAAAAATACCCGGAACAGCACTTGAATTTGAAAAAGCCATAGACTGGGAACAACGTAGATATGAATTGGCAAAATCCGCTATGCAAGGGCGATTAAGTAATCAGTATGGAGATGTACTGGTTGGAGAGAGAGATTTTGAGGGGGTTGCTGTAAGTTCTGTGGAATTTGCCGATGCTCTTATTGCAGAATTGAAGAAAGGAGGTAAAGGATGAGAATGATAAAATTCAGAGGGAAACGCTCAAAAAACGATGAATGGGTGTATGGAGGATTAGTTTACCGATTGCCAAAACACCCCGAAATCATCACCAATGAATATATAACGCATCAGAACGGAGAATGTGAAGATAATTTTGCATTCTATCAAGATAGAAAGGAACCAATATGAAAAGTCAATTTATTCAAGACGTAGAGGCATTTGCTAAAGAAATGGCAGTACGCCTACCTAAGACTCACGAAGGTGGAATTATAATAATGGCTACCGATAACAATAACATAGCGAAGTGTATTATAGCCAAACCCTCGCATCGAAAAAAATTAGTTGAGCACATGCTAACTGATGAAAAAATACAAAGCGATGTTTTGGAAATCATATCAGAATACGATAGTGAATAACCCTCAAAACGGAACAGAAAGGAATAAAATGGAAAATGAAGAATATTTCTGTATTGATTGCGCAAAACAACTAGAATGTTGGGGATCTGACATTAAATTAGATGACCCTGATTTATGTATCCCTATAAACTGCATAGATTATCAAGATATGGATGAGCTTTTTAATTCATAACCGGAACAGTAATGAGCAAATCCATAAAAAAGAAAAGACCCTCTGGAGGGTCAAAAAGAATAATTCTTTTGTTTGAGATGGCTGTCTCCCATCTCTTACCATTGCGCCTTGATGACGACGAGTTCTATAGTTACTCCACCATTTCTTTACATGGTTCCAGATTTCACTATACAAAGTTCCAAGCATTGGCTTTAGAACATACTCGATTACGAATGGAAGAATGTAAATCAACCATTCAGGGCTTATATCTAATATCATAATTGTAAGTTATTTAATTAAAAATTAGCCCGTCACGCATAGGTGGCGCAAATATAGTAATAAAAATGATAATAGCATGGTTTTCTTGCGGTGTAACATCCGCAGTAGCTTGTAAGATAGCACTAAGTCTGTATGATGATGTGCAGATTTACTATATCGAAACAGGTTCCGGGCATCCTGATAACACCCGGTTCCTATCTGATTGTGAAAGATGGTATAATCGCTCGATACATACTATCAGAAGCGATAAGTATCTCAACGTAGAGGATGTGTTGGCTAAGAAAAGATTTATTAATGGTCCTACTGGCGCAGCTTGCACATTCGAACTAAAGAAACAAGTTCGTTACAAGCTGGAAAAAGAGTTGGGAAATTGGGACGGTCAAGTCTGGGGATTTGATTTTGACCCGAAAGAGATTAACCGTGCCATTCGCCTAAAGCAACAATATCCGGATACAAAGCCGTTATTCCCGCTTATCGAGCGACAGATAACCAAAAAGGATGCAATGGGTATGCTTTGGAAAGCTGGTATTGAAATCCCCGCTATGTATAAGATGGGTTACAATAACAACAACTGCATCGGCTGTGTGAAAGGTGGTATGGGCTATTGGAATAAAATACGGAAGGACTTCCCGGAGGTATTCAACCGAATGGCAGTAATTGAACGAGAAGTGAGTGCAACGTGTCTGAAAGACAAATCGGGAAAAATATTTCTTGATGAGCTTTCTCCTAACCGTGGAGAAATACCAGAAGAAATCATGCCTGATTGTTCTCTTATTTGCCAAATAGAATTCCAAGGGATAATGGACAGGCAGGTAGAACGGGTTTTGAAAGGGGAAATTCACATTAATGACGTAACATGAAGAAAAGAATAGAAAAAAAAGATGCAGAAACACCCGCACAGATACAAATTGCATCAGTATTTGAAGTATGCCCGCCAATGGTGTTTCGCTCTGGCATATAAGGGTAAACTATACACGTTGTTAGACGATGGTAGAATTGTAAAGGAGGACAGTTGATTATGAAGCATTTAATTGATGCCATTATAAAGAAATGGTTCTGTTGCCACGAGTGGGAATACTTATTTGAGAGGAGAGTTGAAGTTGTTGATGATTGGGGTGATAGCAGTTGGTACACCGTCCGTCACTATTTCTGCAAGAAGTGTGGTAAATATAAGAAAATTAAAAGTCATTGATTATGAAACAGACAGTAAAAGAAGCAGCAAGGGAAACAATTCATAAGCATTATAATTGTAATGGGACCTATCCATGTTCAGAACGTGAATATTGCGAACATTGTAACGGTCATAATACAGCATTCGATTGTTGCGAATGTGGTGCAGATGAATTTAAAGAAGGATTTATTGCCGGTGCGAACTGGCGTATCAATAGCGTATGGCATAGTAACAATCGAACGTATAAAGCGCAAAAAACAGCTTTGGTTATATTCAAAAACGGCAAATCCAAGGTATATGATAACCTCACTGATCTGACAATCGAAAGTCTTTGGGGTGAGGTAGATAGGTTTGCTTACATCGAAGATTTACTACCTAATATGGAGGATTAAATCATGAAACCTATATTAAATACTGAAGACATTAGGAAGCTAAAGATAGATGATAAGCTGATTGAATGTTCTTGCGGCAAAGTGAATTATTATAGATTCCTATGTTTCCACCCACGAAACACGAATTATGTAATTCTATTGAATCATTGCGAAGAACCTGAAAGGTTTTTTGTTCAAAACCTTATAGACCGGTTCTATACAAATTATACAAGTCGTGATATAATCACTTATCGTAGAGATTACGCCATTAAGAAACTCAAAGAGTTTGAACAAGCGTTGTCTGAATTAGGAAATAAAGATGAGTTATGAGATATGCACTTAGAAATCAAGATAAGATTGCTGCTGCATATAGCTCCGAATACTTGAAAGAGCATATAATCGGAAGCCTTGACAGTTATTTCAATGTTCCAAGAAGTCAAGAAGAGGTTGAGGATTTTATTTACAGTTCGTGTGTTTGTTATAGCACAAATCAAGGTAACTACCCAATCATGCAAATTAATGACATTGCAGACGATAATGCCATGTTGGAATTTGCATGGATAGGAACTCAATATGATGTGATTAAACTTGCTTTTTTAGGCAGAATGAAAGGACAAACCAATGAAAAATGTAACGAAACTCGCTAAAAAGTCCGCAGGGCTTAGCCAAAAATGTTCGATTTGCCCACTTATGAAAAGATGCACTTTAGAAATCCATAGAGCTTGTTTTGACAGCTTTGTAGAGGGTTTCAAGAAAGGAGCCAGAGCAGCAGAAAAAGAAAAAAAACAAGAAATTCAAAACAATAAGAAATGAGTAAAGCAAAAATCATATTAGATGCCTGTTGCGGCAGTAGGATGTTTTGGTTTGATAAAGAAAACCCTTTGGTCTTATTTATTGACATCAGAGATGAAGAGCATACTCTTTGCGACGGTCGAAGTCTGAAAGTTCATCCGGACATCGTATCTGATTTTACCGATATGCCATTCTTGGATGAATCCTTTAAACTGGTAGTGTTTGATCCTCCCCATTTGCTAAAGGTTGGTAAAAATAGTTGGTTAGCCAAGAAGTATGGTAAACTTCCTGAAGATTGGCCAAGATTGATAAAGAAGGGCGTAGATGAATGCTTTCGTGTTCTGGAAGACTACGGAGTTCTGATTTTCAAATGGAATGAGGATCAGATAACAGTTAGGGAAGTATTGAAGACCATCAATCGGCAACCACTCTTCGGCCATACTACCGGAAGGCATGGTAAAACCATGTGGATGTGCTTTATGAAATTACCAATTAACGAATAACGGATTATAAAATTTGAAAATATAAGTATGAAAAAGGTAATTGGGAAAATATATATCTATAAGGTACTGCCACCTTATAAGAATTGGTACAGTATCAAGACTGATGATGGGCTAAATCGTAGTAATGTCGTAATTGTTGGGAAAAAGCAGTTATTGAAAGTAGCTTTAGCATTGATTGTTATGGCTCTGTTTAACAAAAATACTACTATAAATAAATTCAAAACAAATTAGGAAAGATATGAAAAAAAGATTAGCAAAAAAGATTCTTTATGTCACTTCCGTATTTGGAAATTGGGATAGTAATTATCAACCGTATTCAATTCCACAACAGCAGAAGGCATTGAAAGTTTTGAAAATTCCAATGGATATCAGAGATACGATTTTAGAATACGGAGTATTTGGCAAAATCCCTGTTGAATACAGAAAGTATAATCCGGTGGAGATTTTGCTAATTATGCTTAGTAAAAACATGAATCCCGGAACTGTAAAAGAGTTCCGCAGGTGTATGAAGCAGATTCTAAACAAATAATTCAAATCGGAACAAATATGAATAAAAAAGAAGTTATACGAACCGCCAAAGCCTTTAAGAAGATTCTGAAAAAAGGTATTCCTCAAACAGTATGGAAATCTAGCTATTGGGATATTCATGGAAAAAGATACACCGCCCATGAAATAGCTGCACGCTTTTTACGGATGAAAGGCTATAACGTGCGAATTGAGATAGGTGATAATACAGAGAATCCCTCTTATTGTTTCGGATACATACGGTTCTATAGGTATGTGGCAATCAGTTTTAACTAATAATAAAAATAAGAGCAATGGAATTTAAATCGCAAATATGTACTACCCGTGAGCAGTCAAAAAGATTGCTCGCTTTGGGACTAAAGCCGGGAACGGCAGATATGGTGTATCATTACACAAAGAGTAAAGTACCTGCATTGGAATGGGAGTTGCAAACTAAGCCGCCAACATCAAGAGGGAAGTTTTGGACTCCGGAAAGAATAGCAAAGTTAGCATCGCCTTTTCATAAGCATCCAGATGGAACACCAATGACCGGTGAAGAGGTGTTTGATAGATTGTGGGGCAAGGATGTTCCAGCATGGAGTTTGTCTCGATTATTGGAGATGCTTCCCCCACTAATTCCACAGCAAGACAACCATCCTGACTTAGACTTGGAAATCTCAGTTGATAATGTATTTTGGTTTATACGGTACATAGAGCTGGGGTATGACTGCAAACATGAGGTTATGAAAGAAAACATTTTCGATGCAGTCATAAACATGATTGATTGGCTGATTGCCAACGGACACTTTAATAAAGAATACTACAATTAATAAAATAATCATGAGCATTGCAGAAGATATTATAGACGGTTGGTGTTGCCAACTTTGTGGTGTGTACTTTGAAGAAGAACACAGTTACCCTGTTGTTTGCGAAAGCTGCTACAACGAACTATCAGAAGAAGAAAAGAAAGATTATCAATTAGCAACCCATAAAGAATTTTAATGTATTTATCATATGGATGCAAAAACATTCTTTACCAAGGTAGTTCTGATGCGCAAAGCACAGAAAGACTATTTCAAGTGTCGCACCCAACAAAACTTGCGGAAATGCAAGGCACTTGAAACGGAAATTGACGGAGAAATTAAACGTGTAAATAGTATTACCGGAGTTTCCTCCGCTTCCAAAGAACCCCGACAGACAAATTTATTCACTGATTAAATCATACAATATGACCTCAACTGTATTAAAAGAAATCATGGCATTCCTTTTCGGGCGCAAATATTATGCCAACATTGTAGCAACAAAAGGAACAACAAAGCAAGAAATCTGTTCTTACATTTTTGCAACAAAAGAAGCCGCCAACCGGCATCGACTGGAAATCGAAACAACTCTGTCATTCCGGTTCGTCGAAACAGTTTCTTTCCGTTCACGCCGGATATATTTCGATTCGTCCGTAAAAAGTTAAACCATAACAACCAGTGAATCATTCTATTTTCGTATTATGATTATCAAAAAACTAAAAACATGGTGGCAGTCACGTAACTACTATGTGATTGCCGATGGTAACGACAATTCAATCACGCTATCCAAACGCTTGTTTCTCCATATCAAAGGTAAGGCGAAAAAGGGCGATGCAGCCCAAGTGTTTGTTTTCAGAATTGCCGGACAAGATTCTTTCGGCTTCACCGTCAATCCAAATATCGGACAACCGACTCAACTATGCGATATTCAATATAATGACAAGTATAAGTGCATAGGCTTTGAAAGTCTGTGCCCGTCGGTCGGTCTTATGCTTTATGAGCATGGGTTGCCCGGTGATAGTATAGTCAAACTGTCCGTGTCCATACATCGTACAAGTAAAGGTCTCATCTATTATCAAATTGAAAAGCCCAATGGAAAGTATATTAGGAAATACAAGAAAGGCTGACATAGTATTCTATTCTTCGGGAAGAATAGACATTACATCTCATATAGCCAAGCAACTCCATCTCTCGCGAGGTGATGTCTTGGATATTATGAGTGAGAATGGAGAATTATATCTTTATGTCAGATACCGCTCTCCTACTGGCGGCCGGCACGAAGCATGTGTGTTTCCCTCCAACAGACAAGGGAAACATTTCAGAGCCTCATCTAAGAGACTGTGCTCCGCCATACTTGATGTGTCGGGCGTAACAGACAAGGCAAGATTATGCGTTGGAGAGCCTAAGGAAAGCCAATATCATGGCACATTGCTGCCAATCATTACCAAACTCCTTTTGTAAGTAAGATATGATTAAAGAAATAAAATACAACGGGTATTCTGCCAATCCATCGGACTATGAGTGTGCCGATGGGGATTTGGCAACATCAATAGGTGTTATTCCTGAAAACGGTGCACTTAAACCCATATTACCGCCATCCGAAGTATTACAGCTTGAAAGTGGGGTTTCGGTAATATATATCCACGAAACGGCATCTTACAGACACTACATTGTACAGAGTGGAAACGATATTCATTGGATAGAACGAAACGGTGATTCCCTTACATCAAACAATAAAATTGGCTATTGTTATGACATCAAGAGTATTAATGCTGTTGGTAATACCCTACTCGTTTTTTCAGCAGATGCTATTAACTATTATCTATGGAAATCCAACAATTACATTTCGTTAGGAGACCATATCCCCAATATTGAAATTTCATTTGGGCTTCGAGGAAAACCACGTTTGTATTCAATGAATGACGATAGCAAATCTACATTCAAAATTACATTTGACGGAATTGGTGAACATAATCTATTTGAAACGTGGAGCGAAAGCAATCAAAATAAAATCACATCACAGATTATGGCGAAGGTGAACAAGTTCCTTGCAGACCAAACAGTTAAGAAAGGCAGATTTGCCCTTCCATTTTTTGTACGTTATGCTTTACGCTTATATGATGGCTCATTGGTTGGACATTCGGCCCCTATATTAATGAATCCTTCCACTAAAACGGCTCCAATTGTCTATTGGGAACGTGCAAGTGGTAAGGGAAGTTATACTGAAGCAATATGCGATATAATGCTCGTGGCTGCAAGTCTTGATTACAAGCTTCTTGCTGACGGTAATTATGATTATAATAACTTAAAGCAAAATTGGGGTGATATAGTCAAATCTGTGGACGTGTTTATTTCAAAACCAATATATACTTATGACCAAAATGGATTGTGCAAATCGTTTGCTGATACAGACAATTTTGATACAAAGTTTATTGGCACGCTTGATTTTTCCGGTTATGCAGCCTCACGAAAGAATGACTGCATTCTTTTACCTGTGAACCTTGATGGATCATCGATGAATACATCTTCCCCGAGCGGAAAGAATAGCGCTTTTGGGAACAAGTATGTAGAATGGCTATATTCTAAATTATACGCTTTATATTTTTCATCCAATAGAGAGTATCCATCCACAACAATTATGTTACCGGAATATTCTGCTGATAAGAATAAAGAATCTTTAAAAGATGCATCACAATTTTATTTCTTACACTCCATAGAATTGTCTGACCTTACGACATCTGAACGTAAAGACATTATTGTTAATGATGAATATCTGCAGTCACTTGTTTCCCGTGAAGTAATGACGGATGACTATCTTACTCACGATAAACTTTGCGCCGAATTTTCTCACACATACAATGCCCGCTTAAACCTTTCCGGAGTAAAACGGGAATTGTTCGGTGGATTTACGGCTGCATCAATGTTCTCTTATTTGAATAGCGATACTCCATCATGGAAGATTTCAGGAAATACTGTTTTAACTTCGTTTCCTACTTTCGGATACAGTGTTGTTGAGACTACAGTATATATAAAAGAAGATGGAAATGTATATGGAGTATCTGCGGCCTCACATAATAATTACACCGGTTATTTTTTATCTGAGGAAAGATACCCATCGGATGAAGATGCCAACAATGGGACAAACGGCTTTCTCGAAAAACGCTCTTGGGGATGTTATGCGTTCTATCCCAATATAAATGCTTTCAAAATGATTATCCGGGATTGGAAAGGTGCTTATGAAATAAAATTAATGCCACACCAATTCCTTAATGGTGCATATGCCGTACTTGACTATGAATTAGAACGTGCGCCACAAACTCCAACATATCCATCAACGAGTCATCTGGCAACAATTGAAATGCCGAATAAAATATATACATCAGAGGTGAACAATCCATTCTATTTCCCTATACTTGGTATCAACTCCGTAGGTACGGGAAAAGTTCTCGGCATATCATCGGCTGCAAAGGCTCTTTCTGAAGGTCAGTTCGGGCAATTCCCTCTTTATGCCTTTACTACAGACGGCGTATGGGCTTTGGAAGTATCATCTACCGGAATCTATTCCGCCAAACAGCCCATTACACGTGATGTTGTCATTTATCCCGACAGTATTACGCAGATTGACTCTTCCGTTCTGTTTGCCACAGACAGGGGGATTATGCACATCAGTGGTTCAGCCACGCAATGCTTATCCGACAGCCTCAATGCAGAAGATTTGTTCAGCATTGCAGACTTGCCTAAAGCCAATGCACTGATAGACATCTTCAACGGCAAAGCTGGTGAGAACGAAAAAGCAACGCTTTCCGATATCACCTTGTTACCGTTCAATGACTTCTTACGGGAGTGCCGTATGGTGTATGACTATACCAACCAGCATATCATTGTGTATAACCCAACTGTACGCTATGCTTATGTGTTTTCGTTGAAGTCAAAGCTTTGGGGTATGATGCTATCAGACATAGTGAACAATGTCAATTCGTATCCGGAAGCATTAGCAATGGCTGATAGAAATAGACTTGTGGATTTTTCCACATCATCCGCTGAAACCATAACGGCATTAGTGGTTACCCGCCCTTTCAAGATGGAGGAACCAGATGTGTTCAAGACAATAGATACCATTATTCAGCGTGGATATTTTAAACCAGGACATGTAGCACAAGTATTGTACGGTTCGAATGATTTGTTTAATTGGCACACTGTATGGAGCAGTACAGATAAATACATGCGTGGTTTCAGAGGGACACCATACAAAGCATTTAGAATTGCACTAATTTGTACACTTGACAGGTTCGAAAGTTTGTTGGGATTTAGTGCCCAATTCAATCCCCGTATGCTCAACAGACTACGATAAAATGAAATAATACTATAAGTCAGTTATTTTTAAGGTTATCAGATTGTTTATAAGGAGAAAGAGCCGGTATGCGTGATGCACCCCGGCTTTTTTCATGAGGCAAATTAGTTACGTCAAAAAATAGAATCAACTTATTTGCGGATTTTCAGAAAAAGGCCTACCTTTGTAGACATAAACGGTAAAACAGTATGATTATAACATTCGACAAGGATTATCTGCGTGAGCTTTATGAGACCGGAAAGGGTGACAAGAAGCACCGTTTCCAGCCCGAAATCATAAAACGCTATAAGAAAGGCATAGATTATCTGAAGAGCGCAAACAAGGTAGAAGATTTGTTTTTGGTCCCATCCTTGCATTACGAGGTTTTGAAAGGTGATAAGGCGGGTATCTCCTCTATAAGGGTAAACGACCAATACCGAATTGAGTTTACTGTGTCCGAATCTGTTATTACCGTCTGCAATATACTCGAATTGTCAAACCATTACAAATAAATTCGCCATGATTGAAATAAAAGGAATTGACCCCAAGATGATTGCCAACAATCTTGAACCGTTTGAACCCACGCACCCGGGCGAACTGCTCAAAGATGAAATTGAATATCGGGGCGTGTCGCAAAAACAACTCGCGGCGGATATGGGAGTGTCTTACACTGTCTTGAATGACATTGTAAACTGCAAACGTCCTGTGAACACCAAATTCGCCCTTTTGTGCGAAAAGGCTTTGGGCATCCCAGCCTATATGCTTCTACGTCTGCAAACGGACTATGATATGATAACGACGAAACGAGACAAATCATTTTTAGAAAGACTTGCTGGCGTAAGAAAAATCGCAGCGGTGCTCTGACTGGAGCCTGTATGTCTGCCAAAGACTAAAAAAGAGCAGGAATGCATAAGTTGCGGTCCGGCTCTTTTCTGATAGTAACGTCCTAAAACGGCTTCAACTTCCGTTTTATCTTTCTGGTTCGCGACATAAGCGCGGTCTGTATCTTGTTCCGTAGCATTGCAAACTTCTTTTCCCACTTGGCTTCGCTCACCGGATTAGTAATGCTCATCCAGTCGGCCAGCACTCTGCACACCAAGTATTCGTGTATCAGTTCCTTCAGCATCCGCAAGGTGGTCAACGAAAAGGTTTTGGGTAACGTCAGCCTGATTTCGTAGGTCTCAGGCTGACGTAGTACATCATCCAATGCTTCTTGCCCGTCCAGCATCTCCTCTTTCGTATAAGGGTACAGCATCTCCACGCATTCTGCATGGGCAGTGTTCAGCACTCTTGTCACACGGTCTATATTGCCCTTTTGGGCGATGTCGAACACTTGATGGCGGGCGTGTTCGTTGTCTGTCTTCATGATGTCACCCTCGACAAAAGAACAATTCTCTGCATCGTAAAGCAGTTCTTTCCTTTTAAATACGAGTATTACTGCTTTTGTTTGAGACTGGCTGTTTTGACAATATACCATAGGCTTGAACATTAATCATAAGTCGGTCTTTCCGGACGACTGCGTTTGTATAACGCATGCTTCACGTTTTCAAGACTCACTTCGGAGTGCTGTATGTACACATTAGCATCTTCCGGACTATTAATAGCGAACCACTCTCCAAGTGCCATGTCTACAAGATATGAATGTATGCCATTCCCCAGTGCGTCTGCCGAAGCGTTGTCATAATTGGACGGAAGCAAAAACTCCAATGAAAGTTTTCCGTTGTTATCTATCTCCTCATTCATCAGGTTATCTCTCGTTGTATTATCCTCATTGAGATATTCTCCAAGCAGACTTTTCAAAGAGGAAAAAGCATTGGCCAACGAACGACGTATCTGATAGCTGTTTTCACTATCATCATCTGCCTGCATATTGGATGCAACTTGATAGCTCTTTCCGGTCGCTTCTCGCGCCTGTCCTGTCAAATACGTCTTATTCTGAATATCATAGACAAGTTCTTTGACCTGCTGTATCACGGTTAATGTATTCTTGTTTTCTGTTATAACATTTTGAATTAATGATTGTTCGTATGTCGGACGTATGGGCTTTATTTTGAAAAATGCCTTACGCATTATATCCTCCATATAAGTAGCGGCTTCCGTTGCATATCCGGCAGCTTCTTCCTTATTGGTAAACGTATACCATTTTGCAGTGATATTCATCACGAAGAATGAAAACAAACTGCGCTGCATACTTTCTTTTAGAACTTTCTTGAATGAATTCGACAGCCCCAACGAAAGTCTGTATTCACTGCCATCCTCTGTTTCGTCAAGAAGTACTTTTTTAAGACTGTTGCATATGGTATTCCTACTCTCGCACCAAAAACGTTCAAGTATGCATTTATCCTCATCCGTTGTAAATATACGGTCGTAGGCAAGCTCATCATCCATTTTCGCACCGGTATACGACGTGGTTTTTGCTACCTCTTCATACACTTTTTCCTTATTGACCGTTAATATAATATCTATCATAATCAGAAATCAAACAAGTTATACGATAAACCTACACTGAAACATGGAGAGAAATGTGGTGTTTCCCTCAATGTTATTCCATATCCTACTTGCAGACTGATACTGAACTTTTTTTTCTTGGGTTTGGGATAATTACCTGTTACGGTCATTATATCACGCCCGGCAAAAAGTATCAGGCTATCAAGTTGTGGATGAAAGCCACTTACATAAGCCCGATATGTGCCTGTTTCGTACATTTTCTGCGTAATGGGGATTTCAACCTCAACGCTGTCTTTGTCCCTATTTGGAGATTTAGTCGTATCTGTTACGCCCGGAATCTGCTTCATACTATCCGGCTTTGCAGTAGGAAGAACCTGCGAGATGTATCTTATGGCGATGCTATCTTTGGGTACAGGCTTGTAATAAGGTATGGTATCGAAAACAGTTATTCTTGTGGTATCATTTACCGGTAACTTTTTATCCAATATGCAAAAACGTACATTGAAAAACAGTGATGTGACAAATAATACCACAAACAATATTGCTACAATATCTTTAAGCCACTTTACCATATTTCTGAATATATCTGGTTATTGCCTCTACATGGGTTTTGACAATGGCTTGTTTACCTTCTTCGGAACAGAGATACAAGACATCGTCCTTGTTGTCCTGAAAAAAGTTTTCCGTAAGTACAGCCGGACATTTTGTCTTGCTCAAAATATAGAAGTTTTCTTCCCAGTCAGGATCGTCGTCAGAATTATCCTTGCGTATTCTTTGACTGATAAAGTTTTTTTCAGCTTCTTCATACAAGAAAGTTGCCAGTTTATCAGCCTTTGTCTTGCCTTTCGATGTATAAGCGCTCCATCCCCTTGCGTTCATCCATTCTATACCGTTTCCGGCAGCATTGCAGTGAATAGAAACAAGAACCACATTAGCCGTTCCATATCGTCCGCAAACTTCGTTTACACGCCTTGCACGTTCTGATAGTGGAACATCTACTGTTTCCCGAACAATACGTTCGGCATCATAACCTCTTGCGGAAAGCTCATGTGCTATTCTATCTGCAATTTCACGTACATAAGCATATTCACGCAGCGAACCGTCAGGACTACGTTTTCCAGGAGTGTTTTCACCATGCCCGTTATCTATAAGAATTTTCATGACTATATAATTTCGTTTAAATATTGTATTCTTCCAGATTATGAATTCAGCCGATAATAAAAATCAGTCTTTATGTTATCATACGCTAATTTTACATTAGTATAGGCTCTTGCGTTGTTTGCCCCATCCTCGTGGTAAATCTCATTCTCCACGACCTTTGCAACATCTTCAATCCAATCGTCATTGCAGAAATCAGAAAGAGGTCTGCCATGATAAGTAAATGGGTCAAACCGGCTATTCCTGTCATTATGTATCACTTGCAGGGATTTTCTTATCTTCAACGCTGTAGCCTCTTTGTCCGCAATGTGGTTTTCTTCACGCACGCGCTTAATAAGCCGGCAAACCTGTTCCACGCTTAAATCAAAGGCGAAACCCGAAAGGTTGCGTATACGTAGTTGCGTTTCTGTCCTCAACCCTTCCGATATGTCTTGCAGCATATCATTCTGTGCGTTTGTCGTTTTCGCCAGCTCTTGCAGACTTGCTTTGTTGTCTTTCATCATTTGGCTGATTATTGACTTGAACCATTTGAAAATAGCAATCATCATTGCAGCCGAAAGAATCAGAAAGAATGCGGCCGTTACAGCCATCATTCCATAGTCGCTGATTCCTTTTGCGACTTCCATAGCCTGTTGTGCTTCATTCATAACCAGCTACAAATTAACCATCCGAGAATTGCTCCAGCTACCGTAAGCCCAAAATCAATCCAATCCCATTTACTGCCATACGCCTTGTCTTTATATTCCAAAGCACCTGCTGTCAAAACTCCGGCATACATTGCGGTAAACCAGCCAAATGCAAAAATGCCGATAATCAGTCCTCCTACGAGGTGTTTCCACCTGTTGCTCATTCTGAGCCATTCAATTAGTTTCTTCATCATCTTAGTTTTTTTGTTTACTTACAAAAGTAACGGAACCCGAGCAATCCTACATGTTATCTTTTTACAGTCGTATATAAACCGCAAAATGTTTTGTAAAACTTTTCCAACCCGACTAAATAGCTTTCAAAAAGTAATTAAAAGTATCAAGCCATTTTATTCTACTTTATTTCTACCGTCCTTCTTCCCTAACATTTCATCTATCCAACAGTCTCTCAATAAGCCATAGGATATATCAATCTCTCATTTTTACCCCCCCCAAAAGCACCATTAGTTCCGCAGGAACTTAGAAATATCGGGCTAAAGGTGTCATTCTTGAACAATAGCGGACTTGTGGAGACATGGGAATTTGCAGGTGGAGCATTTGAAAATATCGAGAACTGGAAATCAAATGAAGATAAATTGACCGATATTCGAGATGAAGCCATCGACAAAATAAAGGATGCGGAAAGTGATGCAATTTCAAATTTCAGTTCCCAGCGTGTTACTCCTGATATGCTGTCCGAATCGACCAAGCAGTTTATTAACGCAAGTGGTGGCGGTACAATAAACAATCTTGCGGATGACGAAGACCTTGTGTCTGTAGACAAAGGGGAAAACTTAAGTGTTTTAAAATTTGCCGACCGCCCTTTTAGTCCTGACAGATTCTGCGGCAAGGGGTATAAGATATTGCGCAGGAATATTATGGACGGTAAAAATATACTTACCCAGGATATGATAAATCAGTCATATACGATTTATGTCGTTCAGTACGACTATGATTTAAATGGTACCACCATAGCTTTGCCGGAAGGTTGTATGTTCGATTTTCAAGGTGGAAGTATAAGTAATGGCTTTTTAGAAGGAAAAATAGAAAATACTCATGCTCGTCCGGAGTGGTTTCATTCTCCTAAAGATGAGGATTGGTCTGCTGCCATACAGCAGGCTTTGAATATTTGTCCTACTGTTCTGCTATCTAATAAAATATATGAGTTAAGAGTTCCGATATTACTGAATATATATAACCACCTTATTGGTATAGGGACAGAAAAAAGTAAGATTATTTCAAATATTGATAGTGGCTTTTGTATTTATTGTAACATAGACGATGATGATAAAGACATACAAAGCTGGTATAGTTTTATGGTAATAAAAGATTTGGCTATTAGTTATAAACATAAAGATTGGGTAGATGATGAAAGGTTGACATATTATGAAAATGCACATTGTATCAAATCTTCAGCCAATCTGCATGTAATGAATGTGAATATAAGCTATTTTAACAAAGCAATAGAATTTCCCAATTATGCGGACAGCGTTAAGTTGCATTATCTGACAATAGACGACAGAGCCAGGCTAAAAAATCCGGACTATGCGCCAAACAGGGATTGTAATATAATATTTAAAGAATCAGGTGATTGTGCAGATATAAATTTCTTATACAACAGTCAGATCTATTTTAATCTTCAACCTTCAATATTGGTAAGAAATTGCATCCAGTGTGGCTTTGTTTTCAAATATTCTAATGCCAAACTTGTAAATGTACATAATGAAGACACAGAACATTACCCTATTTTTTTATCGGAAAGCAATGTGGTTTTGGATAGTTGTTTTTTTCATGTGCCTGAATCTCTTGAAAAGTCAGTTATATATAAAGATTCTGGCTTTAACAACTTCAGCTCTTTAACATTAGTAAGAACAAGCTTTAATGGAAATCCTACAAATAAAGGTAAAGTATATTATCATAACAATATTATAGATTTCAATCATACAGGTCTGAGCGTGTATATCAATAACAGCCATAGGGCCATATTAGGGGCATCATGGCAAAACATACATGCAAGGATAGCAGACGCAGTGCTGTCAATGCCGCTTGAAAGTTCTAAAATAGTAAATGCCAAATTACAGCATAGTTGGATGTTTACGGACCGGAATCCTATCTATCTATATGGAGAGGGGGTATCGTCTGTTCCAAGAAAATTTGAAGGTGCGGATTTGAATAATAATTTAAAAATAGGCAAATATGTCTATGAAGTAACTCCAGTATTGGACAGGCAAAGATTAATAGCTTTTAATCGAATTAAAAATTCTTCTTATCGCTGTTATAGAACTGGAGCAGACTCAGATAACATACTTAGACTTGTAATCTATGCTACTGTTCCCACAAATTTGGGAATTTATATACACAGAATTTACAATGATGCAGATAAGAAAAAATGCTATGTAGACAATATCGTTTCATTACAGACAATTTTACTTGATGATGGCGACACGATTGTCGGCAATTATACAGAATGGGAGGATGATAATGACGAAATGCTGTTTAATGTTATTGAAGATGAAAATGTCTATTATAAAAATGACGGTTTAAATGTTGTTGTTAAACTAAAGGATATTCCGAAAGTGGGAAAATGGGAGTATGGCGATAAAGTCATTGTCAATAATGTAGAACATATGTTTAATGGAATCGACTGGCTATAATTGGGCATTATAAACTGTAATAAAAAATATGAAAAATAACATCTTAGGTGTGGTGGATAAGATGTTATTTTTCATATCAATAAACAATTAATAAAACACTACACTGTAGAACCACTGGCATCTGTCCATGAAGAACCGTTCCACCATATCGGCTTGTTTATATCTGTATCATAGTATTGAAAACCCTTATCCGCATTAGTAGGTCTATCTTCGGTCTTACCACTATTATTGGCAATATTTCCCAAAAAACTGATAGGGATTTTCTCTAACCCTTCAGGAAGTGAATTAGTAAACTTATAAGTTGCTATATTGTATTTAAGAGTACAGTTAAACAAATACGCTCCGCTTATATTACATTTTATAAAAATATTTTTATGTACTTTTTCTATATAAGCTTCAAATCCTTTTATAGCATTGGTGTAATTGGAAAGTACTCCCTGAACATTGCCATCACCGAAAGAATATAAATCCAAAATATTATTGGATTTATTTAAAGTATTCAGTAAGTTGAATACTATTCTGAATACACCGGGATTATCAGCGGAGTAATTTATTACAATGATATTATTCTTGACAAGAATTGTATGGTCATCAGACAATGTGCCAATTGACGATTGAAGCTTTTCTTCTATATCATCATCTGTAATCGATTCATTTGAAGTTATCCCCATCTCCTGATTTGACAATATGTTTTGAAAATCAGTATTCTTATATCGTCCAAAATGCCATATTGTTCTTGAATCTATATAGAATTTGTAATTCGAAACAGAAGCTATGTATAAATTATTATCATTTTTTTTCTTGATGATATATAAACCTGTTATAGTACTTTTAAAACTAACTATATCAGATATATTAGGCAAATGATCTTCAGTAGTATGCTTAATAAAAAACGGATATTCTACATTTGCCTCACTTATACAATGGGCTATTTCAACATGATAATCATAGCGACTGATAGTTCCTAATGTATATCCATTGGCAGTAGAACATATTTTTCCTATAATGTAATAAGTAGCCATTTTATTAGAATAAGTATTGTTTGATTAAATCCTCAACTTTTCCCAAATACAATTGTTTAGAATACCATGTACATATGAATTTGGGATTTAAATTGCCTGCAAAATGAAACAGACCTTTATTATACAAATGAATCAGAGGGGAATACTCCGTAAAATTTTTACCGTATTTTACGGTATTATCTGCCGGATTCCGCAATGTATAATAGCTTTCCGAAGCTCCACTCTCCGTTATTGAGTTTGCCACATACTTGCCATGGCTTGACATTGTATTATATAGCAAATTGAAGGGAGTGTATATATCCGTGTTCTCTTCTGTTGTAAATTCATCCTTTAACCCGAAAAATGGATATATATTTAACCCTTTATAGTCAAACTTATTGAATAAATCAAAGGGCATATTGGATTTGTCCCCCCTATACCCCGATATTCCGACCTTAAATCCCCAAGCCTTTATATCTGATATTAAAGACCTGGTTATATTACACATATCCTTATTCCTTTCATCTGTAGGCTCATACCACTCATTCAATATAAATATTGCATGTACGTCATTCTTTCCTACAAAATCTCTGGTTATATCCCTTACTTCATTTACGTAATTTCTATAAAATTCCACATTATCCCGTCCATTATAATCACCTCCATCTATATGGAATTTGACCGCTTCTATATTTACGCCGTTAGTATGGAAATAATCATAAAAGTTTTCCGGATAATCCCGTATAATATTCCCTTTCTCATCGTTATGTAAAGCAATAACTACCGTTATACCTATACATCCGCATGACTTAATGTAATCGATGAATTGTGCAGGTTGCTCCACCGGAGTTTCCTTAGACCAATACCCCACATTCAGAGTCAGTATCGTATCATTTTTCTGCTGGAGCTTAGAATATGGATTTATCGGAAATTTGTCTACAAAATTATTGTCTATATCGCATTTAAGTTCATTTGAATAATCCGGGGTATCTGAATTTATACACCTGACATAACCAATGGAAGTCAACTTGCCGTTATTCAAACTTCCCCCGTCAAATTTCAAAATGCAGTTTTCGGGAATAGTGATTTGAGCACCATCCAAATCAAAATCATACTGAACGACATAAATCGTATGAGGCTGATTAACCATATCCTGTGTAAGTATATTTTTACCGTCTATAATATTCCTACGCAATATTTTATACCCCTTGCCGCTGAATCTGTCAGGATTATAAGCACGGTCGGCAAATTTTAAAACACTTAAACTTTCCCCTTTGTCTACAGACACAAGGTCCTCGTCGTCCGCAAGATTATTTATTGTACCGCCGCCACTTGCGTTAATAAACTGCTTGGTTGATTCGGACAGCATATCAGGAGTAACACGCTGGGAACTGAAATTTGAAATTGCATCACTTTCCGCATCCTTTATTTTGTCGATGGCTTCATCTCGAATATCGGTCAATTTATCTTCATTTGATTTCCAGTTCTCGATATTTTCAAATGCTCCACCTGCAAATTCCCACGTCTCCACAAGTCCGCTATTGTTCAAGAATGACACTTTTAGCCCGATGTTTCTAAGTTCCTGCGGAACTTGGGCAATGGCGCCCTCCAGACTATACTTATTGGTTCTACCGATACCAGAGGTCGGGTACACAACCGACACATTGATTTCATTAAACAGCTTGTTGATGGACGTGCGTGTGCCGGGATGTACCACTGCATCAGAGGTTGTAGCGGGATAAATATTCTCCCAACCTTTTGAAAGTTTATAAATTTTTGTCATATAATTCCTATTTTTGCCTAAGTTCCGCAAGAATTTGAACTGCTGTTATTTTTATGTAATTATTCATTGTCTTTTCCCGGAAACTGCTAAATGCAAGAAAAAAGCATCCAGCATATCGGGATATTCCTTCGTTGAAAGCGCTGCGAATATTTGACAATACTGTTGATAATTAATTTTCACAACTACAATATTGATGTTACATCGTCAATTTCCTCGGCCGTTAAGTATCCTGTTAAGTCGATACTTCCACCCCCTCCAGTCTCCCCTGTGGCACTCCATATTCCTTTTGTCTCGCAGCGAAAGATTGGCCCCGGTATCGTATCACCCACTATGGCCCAATCACCTACAATCGGAGATGGTATAGCCGCTTTTAATGCTTCGATAGTAGGATACAGTCCTTTACTCACCCCCTTAATGTTTTTTGCTTCAAACCAGCCGTCCACTCTCACGTTACCTTTCAAGTGGGTTTTCCCTTGAATAATCGCATCACCGCCTATTGCTGTATTGCGGCCAATGGAAACATCACCGTCTATTTGTCTGGATTCATAACTCATATTAATACAGATTTTGCCAATTCGTTCAATGCGGCACTTTTTTCCGTATCGCCGAATGTCGTTAATACTAATGCAGCTATGGTGTATATCACAGCATCATAACATTTCTCGCAGATTTCTATTGAGTCATATATGTCTATTTCCGGATAAGGTAGATATACAGCACGACTCACTTTCGCTTCTGTCGTTTTGCATGAATAAAATTCCATCACTCTTCCTTCCGGCCGTATGGATATAGCGCAAACAGGCCGTTGGCATGTTCCTCTTATGCCTTTAAATCGGGAAGACTGTTTTTTGTATTCAGGATCATCGGTACTTATGGGGTTAAATACCGCACGTTCCCAATCGTTCATTTGAAAAGCTACAAGACGCATGAAATCTTCCGGTAGCAATATCCATCCGCTTTCATGCTCTTTCCAATATATAGCATCACCGAAGTTATGTCCACCATCAAGCAGATAAGGTGATGCAGAGCTGTGTACACGCTTCACCGCTTCCACAATTTTCGATGCAATGATGTCGTCAAGTGCAAGGGTGTCCACATCGCCTATAATCTTCAGCGTATCGCTGTTTGTGTTCTGGTCTAAAGCGATGCGTACATCCTCCTGTATTTTGTTCTTCTGATATACAGCCATAAGTCCTTATCTTTATTCCAAGCCCTCGAACTCAATTCCGTTTGCAGCAGCCTGCTCCATGATTGCCTTGGTCGAGCGCATGGAAGTGCGGCTGATGCCGAAAGTATCTGCAAGGTAATCCTTTGCACTTGCAATGTCGCTTACTTTGACTTTGCGAGATGTCGTATTGTTATCCCCTGCATCTTTTTGCGGCATTTCGTCCTGTCTGCCGGTTTCGTTGTCAGGTGTGTCTTCACCACTGTGCGTGTCTTCACCACTGTGCGTACCTTCAACATGCAGTTTTTCAGGTGAACCGCTTCTAGACGCCTTGCCGGCTGTTTCTGCTGTCTCGGATTGCCCGTGCGCAGAATGAAGTTTGAACAGTTTGCCAAACTTGTAATGGTTCTCTACAGACTTCTGTATATCCTCATTGTCGGTAGTGAATACGCTACTTCCGTTTGACAATGGAACGAATGCAATATGCAGGTTCTTCTTACTCGGAAGTACCACATTAATACTGATATTAGTATTCGCCTTGTAGGTTTTTGTAATCATATTCTTAAAAGTAAAAAGGGAACGGGACACCTTATCCCATCCCCGGTAATTAATAATTCTTTATGAACTCTTTATTATGCTGCAATTAAATCTTGGGCAGGTGCTTTAGCCAGTCTCATACGTGCATGTGCCTTTGCATAGCGCAGATACAGGCAACTTACCTCTTGAATAACTACCGCATCAGTACGACGGATACCAGCCTTTTGCAAGTCGAGTACGTTACGTGCCCAGGACACATGTGTTTTCTTAGAAAGATATTCCGGGTCCATTGCAAAGCCGCAATCACTCATTCCGTTTACATCGAACAGTTCATGGTGTATGGTCAATACTTCTCCGAAATCAGTATCCCAAGATTTGAATTTCAAGTTCCATACCTCCACGGTATCTTTCAAGCGGAATTTTTCGCTCTTTATCTTGGAGAATGCAGAGAGCATATCACTTCCACAGAATAAAATCTTACGCTTGTTACCGATTCCGGTACCAACAAAAAGGTCTTTGGTAATATCCACAAGGTTTTCATCGGTAATTATGGCGCATTTCTTGTCAGTATCCCATTCGCCCACCTCGATGTCCTTTCCGGCCATCCACCAGATACCACCAGTAAACCAAGTGTTCATGCCGTCCTTTGCAATGTGCTTGATAACCTGCTTCACACCGAACAGATAAGTATTTTCCATTGCGAGGCGCATATCATATACACCGTCTTCTTCAATGTCTGAGAAATTCCAGTTCACTTCTTTGGCGGCAATCTTGTCAAAAGTTGATTGCTCTACCTGAATCATGAAGTTCTGACAATACTGGGTTTCAGGCATAGGGATATTATTGAATCGTCCCGTCTGAACATCCAATTCCCCACATGCTTTTCCCATGCGTACAAGCGTTGTTCCTTGTGGAATTTCCGGAACAAGAATCGGCTGTTTGCTTGAATCATCCATTTTGCCATTTACGGCATACACTGTAGGAAGATTTGTTGAGCTGTCCTTTCCGCACACACAAAGCACGAGGTCCGGAACGTTGCTGTCATCTTCCGTATATTTCGTTCCGTCCGGTTTGGTGATGGCGCTGACACCGACTACCCTAATGGTATCATCCAACGTGAACATATTCAAATCATCTACCGGCAACGACACACTCGCACCGCTGAGCATAGCTTCCAGCTTTTTATTGGTACTGCATTTGATTTCACGTGTACCCACGCTGTAATACTTCACTTCAAATGAATTGGTGGAACTTGATTTTGCATAACGGCTGATTTGGTCAATTGGGGTAGCCATCGGACGGATTTTCACGATGCGCTTGTCCACATCACTCAAATAGAAATTAGGGTCGCCGGTTTCACGCCCTCCTGTTTCAGTGGAAATACCGTCTGTTCCGCCCGTACCATCCGCACCAGCTGTTGTTTTACCCGCATCAGGCAGGTTCGATGCTTCTGCCATCATGACACCGCTTGATGCACCCGTCACAAACGCCAATATCATCAGCGTAATGCGACAAAAGAAACTCATTGTTTTCTTCATTGCTCTAAATTTTAAAAGTTAAAAATGTAATTGGTTTATATTTATCTGTTTATCGCCTTACGTTTTTCACCGCCACGCTCCCAAATGTTTTGTGTACCATCATAACGCCCGATTGCACCGAGGTCAGGCATCTGCCGTGAACCGCCACTGCCGCCACCGTTTTTACCGGCAAGGTCGGCTGTACCGTCATTTTTGCCTGCTTTGCGTAGCTTTTCTTCAATCTTGCTGTTGCGCCCCTTTACTTCACCCTCGTGTCCGGCAGCTTCCACATCGCTGTCGTGCCTGATTGCTTTTATGACCATTTCTATGCTTTCACGTGTAAACTTGCCCATGATTCCGTCACGTACAATGCCTACAAGGAAATCCATTGCGCTGTCGATGTCCTCATCCGGCAGTCCTTCTTCCTGCTGCATGGTTTCAAGGGTGGTCAGGGTTTCGTTGATGTTCTTTTGATACTCTCCCTCATACTCTTTCTCTTGGGCAATGCGTTCTGCAAATTCCTTGTTGGCAGCAGCAAGTGCTTCCTGCTTTTCGGGGTCCTCAAGCGCAGCTTTGAAATCATCTCCGAACTTGCGGACCATTCCGACAATAGGGTCTTCTCCCTTGCGCCAGTCAGTAAGGAAAGCGGCACTTTGCGGGTTGCTTGCAAACAGGTCGGACAGCGCTTTTTCACGTTCCCTGTAACCGGACAATTCCTTGTCGTAACCATCGTAATCGTCATTGATTTGACCGAATAACGCTTCATCATCGGCAAATTCCTTGTCCGGATACTTTGCTTTCAATCGCTCCGTGTATCGCTCGCGATTGCTCTTAACTTCCGTATTATTAGGCATAATTCAAAAATTTAATTTATAGTCAGATTCTATAAGACAAAAATAGGCAGGGAAAGCAGGATGTCATGTTTATCTTTTTACGCTCCTATTGGTAACTTTGGTACTATAACGGGAAGAAAAATGAAGCATAAAGGAGCAGTTATGGAATACTCTATGGAGCGTATGAACGACTTGATGAGAGCATACGATGAATACATTTCATCGTGTGATTATATCCGTATGCCTGAAGTGTATAAAGTAATTGTAAACATGCCGTCCCGGAGGTTTTGGGTCAGCGATATTCGTGCCGCATTGGTCGTTTCCGCCATGATGAGGGGTGAGAACGATTTAAGTGGTATGTGGCCGTTGAAGAAAGAAATGTATGAGGAAATTCATACAAGGGTTATCGCTCTCAAATCAGAATACCCGGAACTTACCATTTCTGAGCTGTGTGCTAAAGTGATTGCTCAACCCGCACCGAAATTCTACCTCACGCCGGGTAGTGCCAAAATGATGATATGCAAGGCTAAAAAACGATGGATGCAAGAAAAGTTGAGAAGATTACGGCTCTCCTGATTTCTGCCATGATTGTGTGTTTGTCATTTTCAGGAGAATGGGATTGGCAAACTGTCGGCATTTACGCTGGAAGTAATATGCCAAGACGCTTGCTGTATCCGTTTTTCCATACGAATATGTTTCATGCCTTGCTCAATTCATGGTGTTTATTATCGATTATTTTCATTTACGATATTGGGATAGGAAGATTGCTGTCAGCCTATATGATTGCCGTTACAGTTCCAGTTGATACCCTTGGATATTTCACGACAATGGATTCGCCAACGGTAGGATTGTCCGGATTGGTTTTCGCCCTGTTTGGTTCAATATCATTTGAGGTATTACGTAAACGGTATTATCAGTTATGGATGCTGTTTTACCTTGTGGCAGGCTTCCTATTTCCGGGCATAAATGCCGTATTGCATCTTTGGTGTTATGTATTGGGACTCATCATGGCTCTGCTAAACAAGCCTGTTAAAATCATGCACCATGAAAGATAAGGCCATCAAGGACATATTGACAGAGAATGAACGCCGCAATGCTATTGTATATGCAAAGTTCAATCCAATTACCGGAGAAGGTTCTGTCGGTAAACGTGTAAAGTGTACCATCAGTGACTTTCCTATACATACCCAGTGGTTACCGGAACGTATCATGAAAGTACCGCTTGTACGCCAACTCATCGAAGCCGGTTCTATTTCCAAATTCCTCACGGACTACATGGGCGTGGAAGACAATCAGGATGATCGCTTGAAGGTCATAGAGCAGTTTGTACGAATACGCAGCCGCGAGGATTTTCCGTTTTGGGCGGCAACGTTTGTCTATATCAAGGCCAAAGGCGGTGGTGAGGATGTCCTGTTTCGTCTGACAAGACCTCAACGACGTTTTGTGGATCGGCTTGAGAAATTGCGTATTGCAGGGAAACCGATACGCATCATCCTGCTTAAAGCACGGCAATGGGGTGGTTCTACCACTTCACAACTTTATATGGCATGGTTGCAGTTGCTTCACAAAACCGGCTTAAACTCACTCATCATTGCACATCAGGGCGCAGGCTCCGATGAAATCAAGGATATGTTCGACCGGATGATTAAAAGTTATCCTGTCGAAATGCTCTATAAAATTGATGAAGCCTACAATGAGAACGAGCCGAAGATTGTAGGAGTGGGAAAATCGGGAAGTATATCGCGTATTCCGCAGCGTAACTGCAAAATCAAGATTGGTACGGCTGAACGCCCGGATTCGTGTCGTGGCGGTGATTACAATCTTGTACATCTCTCCGAAGTAGGAATATGGAAGGCTACGGAGGGAAAGAAACCGGAAGACATTGTGCGCTCCGCCTGTTCGGGTATTCTCCTCAAGCCCTACACCATGATTGTTTATGAAAGCACAGCAAATGGCACCGGGAACTTCTTTCATCGCGAATATACTGCCGCAAAAGAAGGGAAATCCCAGTTCGAGGCAATGTTCGTTTCATGGTTTGACATCGAGCAATACACACTCGCTTTTGATTCGGACAAAGAGAAATGGGATTTTACAGAATGGCTTTATCAGAATCGGGACAATGAAAATACAGATTCCGAACGTGAGGAATGCGGTAAGTATCTTTGGTCGCTGTGGGAAAAAGGTGCTACGCTCGAAGCTATCCATTGGTACATAGCCGAACGCAGGAAGTACAATGACCATGGACAAATGGCTGCCGAATTTCCATCTGATGATGTGGAAGCCTTCGTACATTCGGGAGCACGTGTGTTCGACAAATACAAGGTCGATGCAATGCGTAAGACCTGCAAGAAGCCTAAATATGTCGGTGAAGTCTGTGCCGATGCGGATGAGGGCAAGAACGCTTTGCAGAACTTGCGTTTTGTGAAAGACAAACAGGGATTGTTGCATATTTGGGAGTTACCGGAAACAGATGAAAAGGAAGTTGTTACAAATCGTTACCTCACGATTGTCGATGTGGGTGGACGTTCCAATAAAGCAGACTTCTCTGTTGTTCTTGTGCTTGACCGTTTATTCATGGCTGACGGTGGAAAACCCGTTGTAGTGGCGCAATGGTATGGGCATTGTGACATTGACCAACTTGCATGGAAAGCAGCACAAATAGCGGCTTTTTATGACAATTCACTTTTGGTGATAGAAAGTAACACGTTGGAAACGCATGACAAGGAGCGGCAGGTGGATGGAGACCAGTCACAGTTCATCCTTAATCAGATTAAGGAGATTTATCCTAACCTCTATGCACGTAGCCAGTCCGAAGAAGCCATACGTGAGGGCTTGCCAACCAAATACGGCTTCCATACCAATGTATCCACTAAACCGATGATTATTTCAACGTTGGTTAAGGTTATTCGTGAGAATATGTACACAGAACGTGATGAGCGTTGTTTGGACGAATACCTATGTTATGAAAAGAAACCGAACGGTGCCTTCGGGGCAATTAGCGGAAAGCATGACGACCTGTTGATGACGCGTGCCATAGGTCTGCACATCTGCTTCTTTGAAATGGAGATACCGAAGATTGTACCACGCATCGGGAGATTTAAAGTCAGGAAAAAGAAAGCTGTCTCGGCAGCAACAATATAAGTTTAATTTAAAAACAAGGAACTATGAACATTTTCAAAAGAATCAGTGCTTCGCTTCGTTTACGTGAAGCGATCAGACAAGCGGACGAAAAACACAAAGAAACCGGAGAACGTTACTACGTTATGCCTGCCGGTGGAAAAAAAGGACAGCTTATCATTATGGATAGAAAGAACTTCCGCAAGTTGAAACAGAAAGGCTACATCAATCACAATACGTTCGTGGGTGACCTCGAACGCGAATGTTTCTACTGTACGACTTATAGAAACGGTTCAGCTATGCTTCCTTCTGCTGTTATTGCATTGAAACGAAAACAGTATTTCTCATGGCTTAATTCATTTTCAAATACCAAAGAGAATGGGAAAGTACGGAAATATTGATGGCATTGCCACACTTACCAATGACCCGCTCGCACTTGACAATATCAATAAGTTCAAAGTCGGAGATCGGGTGATGTGCAACGATAACGGTGTCATTGGTACGGTTAAGGAATTGGATATTTCGAACGAAGCCTGTGTCGTGGATTTCGACAATGGGGAGGAAGATGTCTGGATAGAAAATTTTCAGCTGTCCAAAGAATAATAGACATGAGGGTGTACCAATTGGAAAAGATATTTGGCACACCCTCATACTTTATCTGCTAAACATGGGCTTGTTTGATTCTTTTCTCGTTGCCTCTTGACCAAATGTCATCTTCGGTTTGACCATATGTCGCAAGTTGCTCTATTTCTCTCTTTTGTTGTTCCTGCTGGAAAAGCCACACTAATTTGACCCACCCTGGCAAGTATTTTAGACCCAGTAAGGTTAAAATAATGAGACCCACCTCACCAAAATAAGAATGACCCTTTGAAACGCTAGTTTTTTAGGGTCATTTTGTAGTTTTGTGTTACTGCCCTGGCCGGCATTAAAAACATAAAACTATTATTTATCCTTAATTCCGCAACACTATAATTCAACTTTATTTATAAGTTCCTGAGCAACAA